CCAAATGTGTCTCTTCACAAGAGATGCCGATCGTTCTTCAGGGAATTCTCCTGACAGGGTGGACGCCCTTGTGTGGGGGCTTTCGGATCTATTCCAGCGTATTACAGCTAGACGAAAACGTAACGAAGAAGAGAGCAACGTAATCACTACGACACTTAAATCAGATAAGCCGTTAGGCGAAGATACTTCTTGGATGGTAGGTTGATGAAGAAAGACGAAAACGGCGATACCAAAGAGCTGGACAAACTTGTCCTCTCTGAGGAGAGCCCTGAGACCGTTCCAGAGACCTATGTCCCCGAGGGTTTTAAAGATCTAGAAGAATACCTAGCAGATCTTCGCGAAACCTACGAGATGGATCTCATGGCAGATGACGAGAATCGTCGAGCTGCTATGGATGACAAGCGTTTCGTAGCCGGTGAGCAGTGGGACCCAGAGGTTCTGGCTCAGCGTCAGGGTCTTCCTAACCTTATCATCAACACCATCCCTCAGTTCACCGCACAGTTAGTTGGTGACTGGCGTGAGAACCGGAATGCCGTAAAGGTCCTTCCTGCAGAGAATGGTGATAAAGAAGTCGCTGACGTCCGTTCTGACCTAATCCGTTCAATCGAAACCAAGAGTCGTGCAGACCGAGTATATGACAGCGCATTTGAAAGCATGGTTCAGTGCGGTGATGGTGGTTTCCGCGTAGGAGTCCAGTATACATCAGAAGATGTATTCGATCAAGAGATTGTCCTACAACCCGTAGACGACGCCCTTTCGATTGTCTGGGACAGGTTGTCAATTGATCCGACAGGTCGTGATGCCAATCACTGCTTCGTCGACGACATGATTCCTAAGAAAGAGTTCGAGCGTCGCTGGAAAAACGTCCCTCCGTCAGATTTAAATAACAAGTATTACAAAGACCTATACGGCCGTGGCTGGCTAGATACCAATTCTGTAAAGGTCACTGAACACTGGCGGATGATCGAGCGCAAACGGTTGCTCGGGATGTTTAAGGACGGCTCCATCCATGTCATCGAAGGTGACAAGATGGAAGAGCTCTTTGCCAAGCATGGTAATCCTGTAAAGACCAGGTTGGCTCCGTGTCGCTATGCCCAGATGCATATCGTCACAGGCTATAAAATCCTCGCTGGTCCATTTGAATGGAAACTATCCCGGCTTCCCATCATCAGGATGTCGGGTCGTGTCGTAACTGTAGGCGACCGCAGAGTCCGCTACGGCCTAGTTCGCTTCATGAAGGATAACGTCCGTCTCAGAAACTTCTGGCGGTCTGTTGCTGCAGAGCAGCTAGGCTACGCACCTAAAGCTCAGTGGATTGCTCCTGAGAGTGCCGTCGAGGGCCGCGAAGAGGCCTTCCGTAAGGCTCACCTTACCCGCGATCCTCTCCTTATTTATAACGACGACGCCACTGAACCGCCTCAGCGACTGAATCCGCCTGAAATCCAGGCCGCAATTCTTCAAGAAGCGGCCCTTAATGCACAGGATATGAAAGATGTCACGGGTATCCACGATGCATCTTTGGGTATTAAGTCTAATGAGACTTCGGGTCGGGCTATTATGGCGCGGCAACGCGAAGGCGACGTCGCCTCTCTCACGTATTATGACAACGGCAATGCCGCCATCCTAGAAGCCGGTGACGTCATGAACCAGCTTGTTAGCCAGATTTATGACGGTACTCGTGTCATCCGTATCATCGGTGAGGACGAGGCTACTAAATTCGTAGCGATTAATGATCCTATGGACCCCAATAGCCCTAACCTAGCTGTCGGTAACTACGACGTCGCAATGACGTCTGGTCCTTCTTACACCACTCGTCGTCTTGAAGCCGCTGATGCCATGATGCAGGCTGTTCAGGTCTATCCCGAGATTATGCAAATCGCTGGCGATCTAGTTGTCAAGGCTCAGGATTGGCCGGGGGCAGAAGAACTCTCTGACCGCTTGTTAAGAACCATTCCGCCTCAGCTTCTGTCCGATAAGGAGAAGGCTGAGATGGGGCAGCAGGCACCTGACATGCAGGCGATGGCTCAGCAGCAGGCTCAGATACAAGAAGCTGCTCAGCAGGCGATGCAGAAGTTACAACAGCTTGAGCAAGAAAATCAGATACTTAAGATCAAGAACATAGATCAGTCTGAGAAGCTTAAGCTAGAGGCTTATAAAGCCGAGACAGATCGTCTAACCGCCTATGCCGCTATTCTAAAGGACGATGAGGCCCTTAACCTACAGCGTCTAGAGCGTGAAGCCGACATGGCAATGGAGCTAGTCGGACACGCCAAAGACATCACTATGCAGCAGCAAGAGCACGGCCATGCCGCCGAGCAACAAGCTGCTGACCAAGACTTTCAATCCGAACAGGCTGAAGCACAGTCTGACGCAGAGGATTCAACGGACAGTCAACCTTAACCCAACTGACTGAATACTCCGCAACTGGGACGCCCGAAAGGACGCAAGTATGGCTAATGCCACTGACGACAACAGTAATCTTGTCGATATGGATGACTTCAAGAACTTCGAAGATCTTCTATTCGAAAGGACTTCTACTAAGGAACCTGAGAAAGCAGAAGAAGAAGCAGAAGAAGTCGACGAGAACGACGACAATTCCGTCGCAACCGAGGACGAGGAAGATACTAATGGTAATGAAGACGAGGGTGAGGGTTCTGAGGACGAAGACTCCGAAGACGAAACTCCCGAGCCTAAAGCCAAAGGTAAAAAGAATCGAACTCAGGAAAGAATTGAGAAGCTAGTAGCTGAGGCTAGAGTTGCCCAAAGAGAGCGTGATGCTCTCATGGCGGAACTCAATGCCCTGAAGGCTTCTAAAGAGGCAGACAGTCCAAAGACTGTTGATACTATTGCAAACCAGCTTCCTCCCGAAGCCCCTAAGCCAGACGCAGTTAATGACAAAGGTGAACCAGTCTATCCACTAGGCGAATTCGATCCTCTCTTCATTCGTGATTTAACTAAGTTCACGATTGAGCAAGAGACTAAGGCTGCCAAGGAACAGATGCAGAGGGAAGAGCAAGAAAAAGCTGTCGCACAGCAGAGAAATGAACTTCAGCGTTCTTGGAATGAAAGAGTCGAGAAAGTCGTAGAAGACCTTCCTGACTTTGCCGAGAAGGTTCAAGGACTGGCATCTGCTTTTGTTGGGGTCGACGCCCAATACGGTGACTATCTAGCCACCACGGTTATGCAATGTGATAACGGTCCTGAGATTATGTACTACCTCTCTCAAAATATCGATGAGGCCCAGAAAATCGTTGCATCTGGTCCTCTTGCTGCAACTCTAGCTATCGGTCGTCTTCAGGCTAAGTTTGAACGACAGCCGGAGCGAGAGGTAAAAAGCAACAAGAAGGTATCTAATGCCCCAACTCCCCCGCCTACACAGTCGCGTGGAAAGGGAGGACACTTCACTGTCAGGGGGGATACCGAAGACTTGGCTGCCTTCGAACGAGACTTCTTTAAGTAATTAATCTTAAGAGTCTAGCGAAGGCTTAACGAATCTGAAAGGAATATTGTAGCTAATGCCTACAAATACTGTTGACCAGTCTAGGCTGGTACTTAATGCCTTCGCGGCTTACTTCCAAAATAACCTTGTCGCAGCCGACATCGCGACGTGGAACCAGTTCTCTGGCGAAATGAATGACCGGAATCAGCTTCAGGTCAGTCAGCAGACCGGCCCGTCGTACGTCGTTACTCAGAGCACATCTGGCGTTCAGGATCTTTCGTCCGGCGTCCAGAACTCGGTGTTCGGTTCCGAGACCTTCACCGTCAAGGACGTCTTTGGCGTCAGCATGGGTTGGAGCGACTTCACTGCAATCCGTGACATGGGCGATGCCCGTCGCTCGGAGGCTCTGAAGCGCGCTGCCGTAAAGCTTGCTGAGACCATCGATGGTGTCATCCTGAAGAAAGCGCAGCTTGCTGCTAATAACGAAGTCGGTACCGTTGGTAACAACGTCGCCACCTTCGCTGACGTCGCAACTGCGTATACGCGCTTTAAGAAGGAAGGTGTCGATGACTCCGACCTCCGTATGGTGCTTACGTATGACGATCTTCAGGCCCTTGGTACGACTGTCGTAGGCTTCACCGCCACCGATCAGTTGTCGACGAGTACGTTCCGTAACGGTTTCACCGGTTCGGTTAACGGCATCCCGACGATGTACACGCAGCAGTTGTCGAACCTCACCCCCGGCACTCGTGCCGCTTCGGGTGCTGCTTTGATTAACGGTGCGTCGCAGAACGTCAACTACAAGGACGTCTGTATCTCGACGACCAATGGTCAGTATATGACGCAGACCATTAACATCGACACGCTAACCGCCGGTCATACCGTCAAGGATGGCGAAATCTTTACGATTGCTGGCGTAAACGCCTATGACAACAGGCTGCATCAGGCGCAATCGCACCTGCAGCAGTTCCGCGTCGTAGGTGACTATACGGCAGACGGCGGTGGCGCGATTGCCAACATGCGCATCTTCCCGGCTATCATCATCGACGATGGTAGCTCGATTACGGGTGACGCTGCTGCTAACCGTGCACATGCAACTGTCTCGGCTGCTCCGGCAGATAACGCCGCTATTACGTGGCGAGGCACTGCTTCGACTGCGTACAAGCCGCGTGTGATGCTTAACAAGAACGCAATCATCTGTAACACTGTCGACCTCATCATGCCCGCTACGGGCCAGGCCAGCCGTGTTTCGTTGACGAAGGTTCCGTTGAGCGTCCGTATGTGGAAGGACTCGACCTTCTCTACGGGCGACCACCGCGTCCGCTTTGACGTCGCTATTACTGCGAACGTCCAAGAACGTCGGAACGCTGTTCGTCTGAACGGTTCTTAATAACTACTTTGGAGGCGGGGCTTCGGTTCCGCCTCCTATTACCTATAGGATAATAAATGGCCAACTATTCTGATTATACAATCGAAGTTGTGCGTAATGCTGGTGGTGCGGGCGCTTCTATTAGCACCTTCCCTCTCAGTCAGTTGGTAGATGATATCGGTGCCCTTCATGGCGTCGGTTACAAACCCGGTTCAGGTGGTGCTGTCACACAGGCTACCAGTAAAGCAACTGCAGTGACGCTTAATACAGCGACGGGTGAGATTACACTAAATAACGCCTCTCTTGCAGCGGCTACTATCGTAAGCTTTACGCTCAATGACAGCAAGATCACTGCTACTGATATGATTGCTGCGACTCATCACTCAGGCGGTACCCTAGGTGCCTATACTGTCAACGCCTGTGCGACGGGTGCCGGTACGGCGACAGTTGCTATTCGCAATAACACAGCGGGTGCTCTTGCTGAGGCAATTGTTATCAAGTTTGCCATCATCAAAGCTCCGAATTCTTAAGGAATAAATATGTCTGATGTTCGTGAAGTTTGGAAGCCGAAGCGGATGACCGCATCAGGGATGTTGCAGGAGCGTGGTCGGTCTATTGGCGGCTTCTTCTGCACCACTGGTGGTACGGTTCAAATCACGGTCGGTGAAACGTCCGGTGGAGCTGATATCGTATCGCAGTTTACTGCAGTTGCTGCAACTTACTATCCTCTTCCTTTCTACTGTCAGGACGGAGCATATGTCGTCCTAGGTGGCGGTGCTGCCGGTACTTTCGCTGTTTAATGCATGTATCCGCTTTGGAGTCGAACGATGCTACTTAACCGAGGAAGCCACGGCTTCGGAACGCCGGGAGGCTCTTTAACTACTGCGGGAATTCTAGGTACTCCGTATTCTTACGGTGGATCGCCGTTTAACGGAATGGCTGGAAATCGGGCATATGTTCAATTGATGACGAACCGCCTAGATGCCGATGTTAAGTTCACGACTTATAACATCGGAGTCAATTCTGCAATTTCTGCCGGAACTAAATGGACTCCGGTTCTATATGCCGATAATGGTTCAAATGCTCCGGGTTCTCTAATTGCTTCTGGAACGGAACAGACTGCTGTGGGTACGGAGACAGGGGACCTTAATTACTCCTTTGGTTCGCAGCAAACCTTGACTGCCGGAACAAAGTATTGGTTCGGCTTTTTGGTCACAGGTACTCTTAATCTAAGAGAGTCTAATAACTCTGGCTACAGCCAAGGAACTATGGGTTGGTTTAGTGCCACTTACGCCTCCGGACCACCGGCTACTGCTGGTGCATTTACTGTTCCGGGTAATGCCTACGCCGTAGCTTTAAACGTAACTGCTCAGCGCGGCGTCCTCGGATTTTGGGATCAAGATCCTCTGTATAATACAGATTATTTCCTTGGTGCCAACGAAATGGACGTCATTTCGGTCACTACTCCTGCCGGTGGGGGCACGTACTCAGCCACGTCTCTCAGCATTCGTCTGTCTCCTACTATCACAGTTGGTGGCAAGATGAAGGCTATCATCTATACAGACAGTTCGGGGGCTCCGGGCACACTTGTCGGGACGGGTTCCGAAGTAACCGTGGCTTCAGCTAATCAAATTCTTACAAGTACGTTTTCAGGCGTTAATCTGAATGCCAATACAACTTACTGGATAGGCGTCCTTACAGACAATGCCTCACGGCTAGCAAGTAAAACTGCTAATACAAAATGGGTATCAAGAACATATACCTCAGGACCTCCTGCTTCTTTCGGTACTCCGGGGGGTACGTCGACTCGCTATGCAGGCGTCTACCTCTACATCCAATAAGGACTTTAGATGACTCTCGTTAATGACATCATTACTCGCGCTTACCGAGAGAATAATCTAATCTCTAAGGGAGCCGTTCCTACTACTACAGAAGTCGATGAAGCTCTGCCGCTTCTTAATACCATCGTCCTATCTGCCGTGGGATTCGAAGTCGGTGATGCCCTTACTGATATAGCTATTGGTGGCACTAACGACCAATCGACACTAATCTCTAACTTCGTCCCTCAGAATTCTCGATTGGTTCTTAACCTATCTGCCGCTACGACAATTAAACTAAATCCTTATCCACAGAATGGAGAGAGATTTGCAATAGTCGATGTAGCTAACAATCTAGCGACTTATCCATTGACTATTGATGCCAACGGCAAGAGCATTGAATTCGATTTCACAGAAGTAATTAATACCAATAGCTTCGTAGGACAATGGATCTATTACGCCGACGACGGTAACTGGGTTAGAGTTAACTCACTAGCCACTGGCGATGACATGCCGTTTCCAGAGGAGTTCGATGACTACTTCGCTTTGATGCTAGCTGTTCGCCTAAGCCCTCGCCACGGCGTCCGGATGCCTCCTGAGAGTCTTGCTGCACTTAAGAGAGCTAAAGCCCAGATTAATGCCCGCTTCTGGGCTACTAAGAAAGTGGAGTCTGACGTCCCAATTGTCCGGTTGCTAAGCAACTTCTATTTCTTCGGTGACTCAGACTTCTCGACAGGACGTCCATGACCGCGATACCTTTAGGTACTACAGATAGCTCTCGTTCAGTAGCTAGTGTTCCAGACATCAATGTCTATAACAGGTACTTTGAACAGGACCCGACTAATCTACAGAACCAAGTAGCGCTTCTCTGTCGTCCTGCTCTTCGTAAGTGGTTGACTGTCGGAGTCGGCCCCATTCGGGCCGTATATAGCTGTCCGGGAGCTTTCAGCGAAGCTCTGTTTGTCGTCTCTGGTGAGACACTTTACCGTATTGATACAGATGAGACAGTTACTTCTATAGGTTCTGTGACAGGAACTAGCTTCGTCAGCATGGCTGCTACTTATCAGTATCTGTTCATAGCCAATGGAACTGATCTTCAATATTACGACGGCGTGTCGCTGAATACTATAGTCGTTCCTGACGGTGACGGTATCGTATCTGTCGGGGTCATTGCCGGATATTGTATTTGCGTCGTAGCTCCGGGAACGGATACGATTAAAAACGGCAGGTTCTACTGGATACAACCTGCTGCTACTATCATTAACGCCCTAGACTTCGCTACTGCTGAACGCTCTCCTGATACTGTCTTCAATGTCCTAGTCGTAGGCGATCAGTTTTGGCTTCTAGGTCCATCGACTACTGAAGTTTGGTATCCGTCTGGTAACGGAGATGCTCCTTTCATTCGACAGCAAGGCCGTCTATTCGACAAAGGCATCTGGGCTGGAACTGGTATTCAGATCAAAGACTCAGTGATGGCGATCGGAACAGATGGAACTGTCTATCGGATCGGCGCCGCTCCTGAAGTCGTCTCTACTCCCGGCATTGCTCAAAGAATTCGTGAAGCAATCAACCTTCAAAGAAAGGGTTAACATTGACTATTGTTTTTGCCGGTGGCGAAATATCTTGCTTCACTCCCTCGGGCTCAGGGCCCACGGAGACTACAGCCGCTGGCTATTACGACACAGCCTACTCTCGTTGCTCTATCCAGGTCAATGGAACCAGTTCTGCTGACCTATGGGTCGATACTCCTAACTTCGGCAACCTAACTACTTGCTGGACACACATGAAACTGTTCTGCAACGGCAGTGCTGGTGCGGACCTTACGACGTACCCACTATATTGGCTAAATGCAGCAGGCACGAAAGTTGTTCGATTAGTTCACCGATCAGCCACTGGTATCGAGAAAATTAATGTAGAGTATAGTTCTGATGGTACGACATGGACTGCCATTGGAACTGAAGTAGATTGCGATATGACTGCCACCGCCATCGGTGTCACCTTTGACTTCCGTATCATCTGCAATTCTACTGCTGGTTTGATCGAAGTCTATAGCGGTGGAACTAGAATTCTGACTTCCGCTACTGCCAATCCTACTGGGATCAACCTCTCCGGTATTCCTCAAATATCTCAGTTTCGTCCTCTCGGTGGTCATGCCGGGGGCTTCGGCTTCCAGATCAACTTCTCGGAAGTCATTATTGCCACCGTCCCGACTATCGGTTGGCGACTCCTTACTCGCTATCCTGCAGGTAACTCTGCCACTAATACGGCTTGGACGGGTAGTTATACTGATATCGATGAAACCGTCTTCAACGACTCTGATACCATTACTTCTAACACAGCAAGTCAAGTAGAGACTTACACAACCAGCGGTCCTTCACTTCCTAGTGGATATTTCGTTAAAGCAATCGGTGTATACGCCCGTGGTAAGAATGACGGATCTGGCGTAGCTAATATCGATATGGCTATTCGTGCCACCGGAGCTAACTACGTCTCCGGGACTAAGACACTTGATCTTGGCTACACAGCCGTAGGTAATATATGGGAAACCGATCCCTCGACTAGCGCTGTCTGGGATAACGCCCAAGTTGATGCAATCGAGGTTGGCGTAAAGAGTATATAATGACCGCTACTGTATCAAAAGTAACAGCCTTTGCTGTTATTGCCCCTCCTGGCGGAGCTATTGTCAGTAAGGTAACGGCATTTGCTATTCTTACTGATACTCCTCCGACCACAGGGGCAGGTAGTGAAAACGATCCCATCGTTCGAGTCTGGGGATTTAGTATGGATGGACATGACTTCTATGTCATCCGCCTAGGAGCCTCGGAAACTCTTGTCTATGACCTAACTACGGGTCAGTGGCATCATTGGGCAAGTCCTGATGAAGAGCGTTGGAGAGCACATATAGGAAATAACTGGGTTGGCATCGGTGCCACGACTACTGACAGAGACTTCGGTTCCGACGTCGTAGCTGGCGATGACCGTTCAGGGACTCTGTGGATGCTCGATCCCACTGCCGGTGTAGACGACAACGACACCACTGGTACTTCTTCCTTCATCAGAAAAGTTACTGGCGGTATCTCACTACGAGGTCGGGACGTCCTTCCTTGCAATGCAGTACAACTGACTCTAAGCCTAGGTGAACCTGTCCTTAGTGGAGCGACACTTACTCTTAATACCAGCGATGATTTCGGTAAGACTTGGGTTAATCAAGGTACCGTAGAGATCGATCCCGGTAACTACGACCAAGTAATCGAATACCGGTCACTTGGCTTGATGGTGCAGCCTGGTAGGATTTTTGAAATCACTGACGAAGGAGCCTGTGTCCGTATCTCCGGAGCTGATCTACGATGAGCATTTTGACCCAGATCGGTCCCCTACAGTGGCAAGTTCCTATCGTAGATAGCGAAGGAAGGCCGACTCCTGAGTTCATTCGTTACTTCCAACAGCTATTCGGCAACACGACGTCTCTGAATGATGGTAAACAAGATTCCGATGACGATTTGACAGCATTGGCTGCTCAAACTGGAACCGGGCTTATTGCAAGAACTGGTGCCGCAAGTTACGCAGAAAGAACCATTACTGCCGGTACGGGCATTACTGTCACAAATGGCAGTGGAGTGGCAGGAAATCCTACTATCGCGGCTGTAATAGGTGGAGTCTATTCCATTCCTATCATCGCCGGGGCTTTGACACCCAATACCACCAACGGTGCAGTCGCTACTCTCCTAGAGACTACGACCAATAAGGTGATGCTTAATACACTAGACTACGACCAGAGCACATTACAGTCGGCTCAGATTGCAGTACCGATGCCGAAGAGTTGGAATGAAGGAACCGTCACTGTCCAATTCATCTGGACTGCTACTAGCGGCAGTGGAGATATAGTGTGGGGGGTAAAGGCAGTTGCTATCTCTGACGGTGATGCAATCGATGCCGCATTTGGCACCGCCCAGACGGTCACTGATACTCTAATCGCCACCAACGATCAACACGAGACTTCCTTTACTTCAGCCCTTACTATCGCAGGCTCTCCTGCCAATAATGACGTAGTTTACTTCAACTTCTATCGTGACGCCGCTAACGCCTCAGATACACTTAACGCTACTGCTAAACTAATAGGTGTCAGAGTTAACGTCACGATTAATGCCGCCGATGACAGTTAGTCGTTCTCACGATCTTTCTCTTCTCAGAGAAGCAGGAGAGTTGGTTTCTGTCAACCAAGACTTTAACTGGGAAGAATGGCTTGATAATGATAGTAACTACATGCTCACTAGTGACGATGACGTCGGACTAGCTACCTATGAATATCCAGGTGTCTATACAGTTCATTGGTTCTATATCTCTAGAGGCCGTAAGGCTATTAACCTCGCTAGGGAGATGATTGGCTGGATGTTCGAGAACACTGATTGTCAAACAATTCGTGGACTGACTCCTGTCGATAACAAAGCCGCCAGATGGTTGGCAAAACAAGTGGGCCTTCGGCCATACGGAATTCTTTCGTTCTCCAATGGAGATTGTGAATTACTAATTATGACAAAGGACGAATATAATGGGTAAAGTCGGCAGCCTTCTGTTCGGCAAGAAGCCGACCCCAGAACAGTCTAGCTCTGTCACTGGCAATCACGCCTATGACTCGATAAACTCGGCCTTCTCTCCGAACTTCGGATTTACTTCCGGAGCTGGAAACATGCTAGCCAGCCTGTTGGGAGTTGGGGGCACCGCTGGTCAGACTGATGCTCTGAATAACTTTGCCAACTCTGCCGGTATGCAGTTCCTTAGAGATCAAGGTAACAATCAGGTAAATAGCAATCAGGCTGCCAAAGGATTACTTCAGTCTGGTGATACTCTGAAAGAGTTGACTAAGTACGGACAGGGATTGGGAAGCACTTACCTAAACGATTACATCAAGAACCTAGGAACTCTAGGCAACCTCGGACTCGCTTCAGGTGCTCTGGTGTCTGATGCAGGTAGGTACGGGACTTCTAAATCCTCAGGCGCCAAACCTGGCAAGCAAGGTATTCTTCCGACACTCCTGACAGTTGCCGGAACTGCTGTCGGTGGTCCAGCAGGAGGAGCAGCTGGCAGCGCCTTAGGAAGCGGACTAGGCAGCATCTTCGGAGGCGGAGGAGATACGTCGAACTCCCTAATGACCGATACTTCTAACATCTTCGATATCGTCGGAGGCTAACATGGGCGACGTAGCTAATTCACTAAACTCTGTCGTAAGCCCTCAGACTGTCAGCCCTATTAATGGAGTGGGTGATCCGAGCCTCCTGGGAATGCTCGGTATCTCTCTACCAGGTCAAAGTGTTCCTCAGACTGGGACTCCTTATGACGCCAACTCCGACGCCCCTTCTCGTCCGACACCTATTCAGGCGCCTGTTTCTGACTCGTGGCATCCGCATGAAGCAACCATTCTTGGCAAACTAGCTGACGCTTTTCTTCAGAGCCGAGGAATGGCTCCGGCTTTTACTCAGAGAGTCAATGAGCAGAATATTCACGAAGCCATTGGAGACTTCGCATCTGATCCTCTTAGGGCTATCAGTCGGTTGGCTCAGATTCCAGGTCAGGAACTGAACGCCATTAAGCTCTACCAACAGTATCAGAACTCTGCTGCAACTAATGAATCAAAAGCAATCAGAGATTCAGCTAAGAAGGATTTGATCTATAACCGTGTAGGAGCAATGCTTCAGGCCAGCAATGCACAGACATACCCTGCAATGAAGAAACAGGTAGAGAACTATGTCCGTAACGTCTGGAATATGGATCCGGCTGAGCTACAGCTTCCTGACGAATATGATCCTGCACAGATTTCAGCAATTACGATGGGAGCCATCAAGCCCGGTGATGTCATGAAGGAAGAGGGCAAGAATGCCCGTCAGGACAAGAGCCTGAGTCTTCGTGAACAGCAGCAGCAGGAATTGATGAAATATCGTCAACAGGTGCTAGGCCTTCGACAGCAGCAACTTAATGACGCCAATGCTCGTGCTGCAGCTAGCCGCCAAGCTTATCAAGATCGATTCAACCAACTTCATCCTAAGACAAAGATTGTTCAGACTCCTAACGGAGAGATGGAACTTTCTCCTTCAGGTGTAACTGGACGTATTGGTAACCAGATTTGGCAGAAGATTGCTCCGGGACAATGGCAGAGGATTAAGTAGTCATATATGGCTAATTGGTGGGACGAATACGAACAAGGCGGTAAACCGGCTCAGGCTCCGGCCAAATCACCGTGGCGACAATTCATTGACACCATTACTAATCGTGATTGGGGTCAGACAGCTGACTATATCTCCTCTGCTGCCGAGCAAGGAGCTGCTAATGTAGCAGGAATGGTAGAGGGAACACTCAATAATCCCCTCGTTACTAGAACGATGCCCGCTGACTTGTCTGACATAGTAGGAGCAATTACTAACCAAAAGACGCCCTTGACTAACAAGATTCGGCAGCAAATTCCTCAACCAGAACCTCAAGATAAAGGCGATATTTACGCCGGTAGAGCCGTAGAAGGAGGCGTCTCTGGACTGCCATTTGGAGGAATAGGGGCTCTATCTGGTGCCAGCTCTGGCCTAGGCGGACAAATCGGCAGAGACATTACTGGAAGTGATCTAGGAGACCTAGCCGGTCAGGTGATCGGGGGAGTGGCTCCTTTCGCTCCTCGTGGTATTGCATCTATCCGAGCCGGTAGGGCTATCCGTGCAGGAGCAGCTAACCCGGACTTTGACAGGGCTATCCAGATCACGATGGGAACTGAGTCGGGGTTCGATCCCGCTGCTGTCTCCCCGAAGGGTGCTCGTGGGCTGATGCAGGTGATGCCTGATACCGCCAAAGATCCCGGCCATGGTATTCGTCCTAGTAACGGAACAGCTGCCGATGACGTCCGTGTTGGCAAGCAGCTATTCGCGTCGTTGCTTAACAAGTACGATCATGATTTCGGTAAAGCCTGGGGTGCATACAACTGGGGTGAAGGAAGAGTTGACACTGCTATCAAGGCTCATGGAGACAACTGGCTTGCTCATACTCCTCCTGAGACTCAGAACTATGTCCTGAAGAATATGTCAGAACTAGTCGGTGGCAAGTACACTGGTCCTGCTGGTCCCGACGGTCTGCCTACTAATGGCGCCGTACCTCCGATTGAGCCTCAGAACATCGCGAATATCATGCAAGATCAGGAGATGCTTGCCGCTCTTGATAAGCAGGGTAAAGAGCCTGACTGGACTGATCCGACGCTATTTAATAATGAACCGGAGTATTATCAAACAGACATAGAGGGTAATAAGTGGGCTGCTGACGGCTCTCAGCCGCTAACCGAAACAGATAACGTAGTTCCATTTCCTGAGCCTGATTTCAATAAGGCTCATAGAGACGTCCATGACTATATCTCTGGTCTTGAAGACGAAGTCTCAGCTGGCAATCCTAACGGATTGACGCCTCAGGACATAGCTGATGCTAGGCAGGGACTTGATCTTGATACCTTGATGCAGGATCTTCGTGACAAGGGAATGACCAATGGCAGTCTAGAGCGTCTTCAGAGTTATGCGGATCGTCTGGACGAACTGTATCGGAAGGTGGGTCAGGACAGTTCTCATGAGAAGTACACCGGCTATCCTGCCGAGAATGGTGCTGCTAATGTCAACGAACCCGCTGAACCTATTCCGGGTCGTCCGGCAGTTGGCTACACTGATGCAGAATGGAAGCAGTTGTCTCCTGCCGACCGAGCACGTCTCGTAAAAGAAGGTGCCGACAGGGCCATAGAGCCTGTAGAACGAGATCAAAATCCTCCTGCATCTTCAGGAACTTTTGGTACTCGTCCTCCAGAGGGTATTAATCGTAGGCCTCCTACTAAGTCTCCCGAAGGACATGGGGCTGAAGACGACATTAGAAGCATTGAAGTCAATACCAACAAACGAGGAGTCCTAAACAAACTCCATAGTGCCTTGAAGCAAGTCGCTCCGATGCGTCAGGAAGCTGCTGATATGCTTACTAGGGAAAGAGCTCGTCGTGCAGCCGCTGGTTACCGTATTAGATCCGAAGACAGCAGCGAAGCCGGGTTGCTGAAAGAATTGTCGGCACTGAAGGGTTCGATAGGACGTCCTAAGATTGAGTCCATTAGGCATCTGTTCACACAGCCTGAAATCGATCAGATGCATAGGATAATCAACGACTCGTCCCTTCCTTACTATGAGACAATAAATGCTCGCGTGGCTCTCAAGAAGCTATTAGGGGCTGACTACGGTGAGATTCCTACCGAAAGCGAAGCCCGTCTGCTTCAAAAGGCCCTTCCGACGAAAGGAAATATCTGGCTAGAGTTAGCTAAGAACGAAGAAGGCTCTCTGCATCTTCCTGAAGGAGCTATGAAAGTAGCCGACGTCGCTAACTTCGCAAGGACTATGCGGTCTTCTTTCGACCTCTCGGCACCATTTCGTCAGGGCGTATTCATGGTTGGCAGTAAGGCCTTCTGGAAGAACATTCCTGAGATGGTGAAGATGTTCAAGAACAAAGAATTCTTCGAGCAAGAGATGCGTAATATGCGTCTTGATCCACTGTATCACCAAGCGACGGATGATGGGTTGGCACTGACTGACACTCACGGTATCTTGCAGGACAGGGAAGAGGCATTTATGTCTCGTCTTGCCGGGAAGGTTCCGGGGGTTAAGATGTCAGAAAGGGCTTACACTGGTTATCTTAACAAGCTCCGTTTCGACACCTATAAGAACTATGCTCAGTTGGCTGAGAAAGGGAATATTCCGTTTAAAGGCAGAGATGCAGCTCGTTTCATCAACTCCGCTACAGGACGCGGTGATCTAGGTGCTCTAGGCAACGCAGCTACTCCGCTACTAGGAGGCGGCTTCTTCTCGCCTAGACTTATCGCTTCCCGTGTCAACTTATTGAATCCCTACTTCTACGTCAAGCTCGATCCGTTTGTTAGGGTTCAGGCGATGAAGAGTCTTCTGTCTTTTACAGGTATCGCTGCGATGTCTCTGGGACTCCTAAAGGCCGCAGGAGCTAAGGTCGATACAGACTGGCGTCATCCCGGACCAGACTTCGGTAAGGCCGTCTTCGGTGACACCAGAGTCGACGTCCTAGGTGGCTTCCAGCAGTACATCCGCTTCGGGCTAGAACTAGCTACTGGAATGAAGAAGAGCCAGAGTGGGAACGTCAAGGAAATTAATGCAGAAAAGGCCGGACCTTACGACCCGACCTATTTATCTGAGACTGGAAGATTTGCTCGTTCTAAACTAGCTCCTGTCCCTGCCGCGTTGGTTAACTACATGGACGGGAAGAAAGACTTTCTAGGTCGTCCTATGACAGTCACAGGGACTCTAAAAGACCTCTTCTTGCCCATGGCCTCTGAGGACATCTGGAATGCCTACCAAGAATATGGAGGCGTTGGTGCCGCTGCTGTCGCTGCTCCTACCATCCTAGGCGTCGGTGTCAATACCTATCAGCCTAATCCTGCAAAGGATAAATCAAACTTTGGCTTCAAAGACCCGTTTAAGAATGAGTTCGGAAAGCAGTTCGGCACTCAGTTCCCGAAGGAGTTCAAATGAGTATGCATTATAGCGCCCTTCAGGGGGAAAGGTTAGCTCGCGTGGAAGAGCAAGTAAACGAACTCCGTGATAAAGTCGATAGCATGGAGCGGAAGCTAGATGAACTACTAGCCCTTCGTTACAAAGGAGCAGGGGCTTTCTGGCTTGCTGCAGCTTTAGTCGGGACAGGGATCATAGGAGCAGTCGCTCAATTGTTTCATTACTTAGGAATAGTGAAATGAATTATCTAATCGGTAGAGCCAAAGAAGCTAGCACCTGGGCTGGTCTGGCGGGAGTATTCGTAGCAGCTGCTGCCTATTATCCTAAGCTAATCATAGGTTCGTTTATCTGTGGCGCCATCGCCATCCTGACCCCCGACTATACGCCTAAGAAGTAATGAACATTAGTGACGAGGGTCTTAAGCTAACTGAGGATTCAGAAGGACTTCGACTTAGGGCATACCGAGATACGGGTGGTGTTCTCACTATAGGTTACGGACACACTGGCGGGGTGGTGGAAAACCAAGTCATAAGTCGTGAGACTGCCGAAGCTCTCCTTAAACACGACATGGATTACGCCGCAGGGATCGTGAATAGTTACGCCCTTCCCTGCACCCAAGGGCAATTTGACGCGCTGGTTGACTTTGTATTTAACATCGGACCTACTCAATTCTTGCATTCCTCGCTACTAAGATATCACAAAGCTCGTGAATACGAAAAAGCCGCTGCCGAGTTTCCTAAGTGGAAGTACGACAACGGCAAGATCGTGCCGGGATTAGTGACCCGTAGGGCTAAGGAGCGCGACCTGTACAGCCGCCAAGGACTTGAAGAAGACCATCCGCATACTGACGAACAAGGACGTTCTGAACCTTCAGCTCCTTATTCTGCTTCCTCAGATCAGGATCAAGGTGCTGTCCAATCTTCTCCGGCGCTGCCTGCACCAGCTTCAGGTACTGCTCCGGCGTCAGGCAATGCACCTGCTGGATTCTTGTCTCGACTCTCGGCATCATTCCGCAAGCTCCTAAAGCCAGCGGGATAAGGAATATACTGAGACTAGAACGCATTCTTAACCTCCTCGGGATCATTAGGAGCGACACAGCCGTCCCCATCGGGAGTGTTGTTGATGATCTTAATGATCGGGGCTGACTGCGACGGAAGCTGGACTACGCGAGTGACATTGTCTTCAGACTTCAACTGTTGATCGTTCTGAGCCTTAGTCATGTCTATAATCTGTTGATGTTGCACCGCGATTGTATTCTCGTCCTTCAGGTAGGCTTGATGCCAACTGTGGATTTGTGAACTCTGGATAAAAATAGTTGCAGCAATGGCGAGTACACCAGCCCCTCCTGCAACGAGTACGTAAGGATTTGGTAACCCTATCATGAAAATTCTCCTAGGTCTTTTTGCAATACTTAGCGCCGCACCCTATAATAACGACTTACCTCCTCCTAAGTATCAAGGTAACGCCGTTCCTACAATAGTAGTGACAGTGACGAATCCTAATTCAAAGCAGGCTTGCGGTGTTGCTCAAAAGGGCTGGATTATCTTAGCCTGTGAGTATGAAAAGAATGGAGTTCCTACAATTCTCGCCCCCAATCCTTGTTCATTCCCTGAGGCTAACGACAAAAACTCCTATGCCCATCTCATGTGCCATGAATTCGGACACGTCAACGGATGGAACAACGACCACAGTAATTAACTAGCCTACCTTAGGCAAAAACGAGGGCTCGCTGGCAATTAAGCTGGCGAGCCCTTTGTCGTATCTGGCGAAGGTCTATAGGCCGGATAAGACTAGAGTTGCATCTTCTGGACCTGAGATGAAATCAACCATCTTACTAAAGGCTTCATCGCCATCAATCCTGAAGACGTATCCGATTCGATTAAGAGCTACCTGTAGGGTGGCATAGGTCTCGACTACTTTCTGCCGAGCCGCTCGCATCCTAGTAGCACTTGTGTCATCGACCGGTGTTTTAGTTTCTTGATCGTATTCACCAACTGACCCGATGAAGTTAACTGCCGCCTCAGTCAGTTCTCCTACAGCCGCTTCTAGTCGGTCGCTATCCTTGTCGTCGTACTGAAGACGGTTTTGATCTCCTGTGATCTTTCCTACGACTGTTTCTCTGCTCTCGCTCAATATCTTTCCTCTCATGCTTTTTCTTAGTAACTCGCCGCATCTTTCGACGCTCTTTGTCGTCGTAGTAGTGGATATTCATAACGCCTCAAGGACTTTGGGGATTGCTCAGTGCCCGCCTTTAATACGGCGCGGGTCAACCATCTTTCCACGTCTACACAATCGGCTATACGTGTTACCCAGTCAAAGACTGCCCAAACTTTATTCTATTACGATATCTGCCAAGCTATTCTTTAAGTAATCACGTACCGCCTGACAGTCTCCGAGGTATTCATGGAACTCTTTAGAGAACTCTAGGATAGGCAGTTTGCGAATAGCTAGGTAGAGGTTAGGTGAAGCGGGTCTGACGAGTACGAAATCATCAAATAACTGGACTTCGTGGATTAGATTGGTTGCGGTTTCGACGTAAATTTCATAGAAGAGTTCGCCTTCCTCTTCTTCAATCTCCTCTTCTTCGCCTTCGTACTCGGTCATCTCATTTGCTTCAATCACTTCTCATCGCCTAGAAGGCGGTCGGCCACTAACTTCGCGTATCCTACAATGTCATGCCAACTATCATGGAAGCTAGGATCACCGTTTAGAATCCTACCCATTTTATTAGCGATGATATGGAAGGCTTCTCGCATGTCGTCGTCTAGCTTCTCCCAATTAGGAGAGTCGATCATTGCACGAACGATGTTCTGACTGATTCGGGCGTGTGACCTGAAGGAACCATAATTAGCTCCCCGCTCCTTGAGCGTGTCTTCGATGGCTTGAGCCATTCTTGTATTTCCTTATCGTTATGCAGTACTGTGGGAATGAACTGATACATCACGTCCCAACGATCATCTGTTTCGTCTAGGAGGATCGCAGTCTTGGCTCCTACCCCATAAGCCGCATACATGATTTCCATATGTCCAGACCGCCCTGCGGGGAGAACGAGGATCGCATGAGTAGACCTGTCGAGATGTCGCTTGTCAAAAGCAAAGACATTCTTAGCGGCATGTCCAGCCAGAGCTTCTCGATAGCTGAGTCCTTTGAGCCTTTGGTGGGCTTTCCAGTAGTCGTCTGCTTCCGGCCCCGCCGAGTACCAGTCGTCAAAGACTTCGACATCAGGATTGTCCTTTCTGATTTTCTTGGCTAGCTCAGGTATTCGTTTATTCCTAAGACTTCCTATGAGGTATAAGACATTACTCATACATGATCCTGTATTCAGGATAGTGACGCTTCATGACACAGGCTACTGCGTGTTCTCCACGCGCTCCTGCACCTTTCTCCCATCCTTCTAGCATATAGATTGCATCGGCCTTGATGACGTGTTCGATGTCCCAAAGATAACACTCTCGCATGTCGAATCCGTCTTCAATCGTTTTGTTTACATCACCGGTAGCAAATGCCTCGGGACTTAGTGTCTTCTCTATCTCTTTCTTAGCGGGGTTATAGACTACTTCGAATCCTTCGAACCTCCTGAGCCAGTCTTCGGCCCTGTGGAAAGCAGGGAAATTGAAGTCAGGAATGCCAGACATAGGACCAGCGATATATACACTACTCACTTTCTCTCCTTTGCACCGATGAATTCGAGGAGGTCTTCTAGTGTGTCTTCAATGTCGTCGGGAAAGCTGTCTACGATATCTCGTGTGCTTATATGGTCACGCAGATAGTAGACTAGCTCCCAAGCCTCGAAATAGTCGGCAATCTTGTTAAGATTTTCTTTATCTAACTCTTCGTAATACTCAGGCATATACATTAAACTAACTCGTACTCTACTTCTGCTTCGTCGAAGAAGCTTTTACCTCGTGTGATACTGTCGTCCCATCTGGAAAGCAGATCACTACTCGGTCGCATACAGACAACGCGATTAATCCCTGCTTGGATGAGTATGAGTGCACAGTTAGTACAGCAGGGGTGAGTGACATAAGCTGTACAACCTTCCGTCTTCTTAGAAAACAATACTGCGTTCAGTTCCGCGTGGAGCGTACGCGAATACTTGACGTCGCGATTAGAATAAAGAACAGGATCGTCAGACATAAACCTAGGGAAGCCATTAAACCCTTCTCCTACTCTTCGTTGAAGTTCGGGATCGACAATGACACAGCCGACTTTAGTTGACGGGTCCTTGCTCCACGTCGCGACTTCTTCGGCGGCTTTTAGGAACCGCAAATCCCATTTGTTCATCCGATTTTACTTTGTTGTCCATAGTACCAATGCCCACAATTTTGACAGACCAACCGCTGTTTCTCGAAGAAACGAGTTCTGACTGTTCCTCGACTGTGAGAATGATTGCCTCCGCAGGCGGGGCAGTTTCCTGATCGGGCCTCACCCAGGTAAGGATGACTTCTGAGATATGGTCGTATTTTGAGATATAGTCGCTCAGTAAGTCTAACGTCTTGGCTGCAATATCTTGCCATTCTTCGCTGAGCTTTTTCGTCTCCATTGATTACTTTTATCCACAGTGAGAAGCCTTCGTGTTCCATCTTCCGACCGATGCCGAGAAATGGGGCGATATGTCCGAGCGAACTTCTAAAGTACCCGAACTTCTTAATTCCTTTATAAAGATCGATTGAAGTCGTAGGAGCCACTGGTGGGATGCCGTGTAGCAATCCTTCGCCTAACAATTTAGGGATATCGAACTTATCGGAATTGAAGCCAATTATGACGTCAGCTTCATTCATTAACTCGTACGTCTTTTCGATCATTCCCTTATGACCGTGTTCCCATTCAGAGAACAAGAATGTTTCCTTACCTCCTACCCACTTCGCTCCGACACACAATAGACCGCCGAATTCAATGATCTGAGGATCAGAAATATACTGCTTAAATGGGCCCCATACGTAAGCCTTAGTCGGGCACCATTCTATGTCTAGGACGAGTAACTTTTGGTCTGGCAGTTTTACCTTTGTCAGCTTCTTTAACCTTTCGAGGCGTTCGCCGCCTTCTCTTCTTGGGGACGAAGAGCCCCGTAGTTTGTCTTAAATACTCTGATACGGATTGAAGTAAGTCCGCATCGGTATGGCGCCCCACCAGTCGGTGATTACAGTATCGACAGAGTAATCCTCTGATTTCACCTGTTCGATGATTATGATCAACCGCCAAGCGGACTTCGAACGAAGACTCGTGCTTTTTGCAAACCGCGCAGCAGCCTTCTTGCTTCTCAAGGAGCTTGTCATAGATCTCTTCAGTAATTCCGTACTTATGGGCTAGATGATATTGCCTAGGCGTCTTTGGCAATGCTATCAGCCCATAAATAATCTGCTATTGCCATAGAAATATCGTGGCTAGTGATGCCTAGCTTATTCTTTGCAATTCTGTCCATTAGTAGATTTACATACATCTGTACCGGAACATCGTCGCTGGCGCTAGTTCCAAACGTATCATCACCTATTGTGACATTGACAAAGAGTTGATTATCTTGTTTATAAATATCAATTTCAGGCTTCACTGACGTTAGGCTCCTTAACTACTCGCGTAAGATACTTAGGCCCGTTGGCGTAGTAGAACTTCCTAAGTCCTTTTCCTCCGTTACTGTCAGCCCAACAGTGATCCTTGAATTCGCAGTAAGAACAGTTCAGACCAAGCTCGCGATTTCCAGATTTTCCAGAGGGTCTGTCGGGGTAGCATCGTCCGGGGGGCTCGGGTTGGTCGATAACGGTACGCAGAGCTGCAATTCTAGGCTCGGGCTTGTTTCCTCTGATTGTGTATTCATCAATTTCGGCGAAGCAGATGTCTCCGTGGACTTTGTCTGCGACAAGAAATCCTGCTCTGTCTGTAACCCCAAGTGCGTTGGCATAGCCGGATAGCTGTTTGACATAGCCGAAGGGATCGTCGAAGACAAAGCCTCCGTCTGCGAACTTTTGGTAACCATAGGGAGAAGCAGATTTGCAGTCCACAGGGATGCCGTCAATAACAGCGTCAGTGTGACCTGATACTCCATCGACTTCGACTTCGTGTTGCAGGTGGGTGACTTCATGTCCTGCCTCCTTGGCTAGGAATAATAGAAGAACCTCAATCATATCTCCGTATAGGAACTTGAAGCTTGTTTGAGGGCGTAGCTTCTCGGCCTTCTCAGGCTCGTTGACCTTGTACCAAATCTGGCGATCTTTCTTGCCTAGATTTGAGAACCGAAGACCAGAAGGTTTCTGTTTCTTGAGGCGTGAGCGGAGAAGATCTTTGAACAACTCCCCCGCCCACTCCACATTCTCCTCAGATACTTCATGATCGGTGGTGTCGCTCAGGATGTTATAGATATCCTGCGGAAGAGAGGCGGGATCACGAGAAGGCGTATCTGAAGAAGAACTCATTAAGCAGTCGGTGCCGGAGCCGGAGCAGGCAAGACGCTACCAAGACTCGAAGCAGCCGGATTGAGCTTCGCAACCAAGGCGTCAATAATCGCCTGATCGTTGTTGTCGACAGCCGGATTCTGTAGGATTGCGACTACTTCAGCAATCTCTGCTACAACGTTGTCAATAACTGCAGTCAACTGTGAGAAATCATTAGCCATTAAATTCAATTTCCTTTCAATACGGATCAGTGCACGGATGATTAGCGAAAGAGCTTTTTCTTCTACTTTGTCTTTAAACGACTGTGAGACCACGACGGGCAGCCCCACGGATTGCATCGCGACGACGGGCGTATGTTGCAACGACTTCGTTCTGGTTAACGAGAAGACGGAACCTGCCATTCTTCATCTGACGAATCGTAGCAGTGCCGTCAGCGGAAACAAATCCGCCGAAGCCTTCGTTAATAAACCTGCCCGGCTCCTGCTCAGTTGTTTCCAGCTGAAGCGGACGCTCGTCGGCAGTAAATACATTCTTTAGAAACTTAAACATAATCTCTCCTTAGAACGGAATATCATCATCCATGTCGGCATCAAAAGCATTAGCAGCGCCTGTGCTGGCAATGACTTCTGCTTCGTCTGCAGCACCGGCAAAGAACTCGTCATCCTCACTCAACGGCTCGAAGTCGTCCTTCTCATACGGGACATGCTTCAGAACCCTTAGAGCTTGGATGTAAGTACCTTTATCAGAGCCGACTCCGTAGTCGACAACCTTGATCTTGACGTCACCAATCGAGCAGTTGCCGATATTGACATCGGGGTCCCAGAGATTGCCTTCAATGTCCTTGACAGGGATGGGCTTATTCTCTGTCCCGTCCTTACGTCTTAGAAGGTGACGGAGACCGAGGAACTGCTTGCCGTCGTGATGATCTTTATCTTTCTTATCCTTCTTCAGCTTCTCAGTGATCCCAAAGGACTCCATAAGCTTCAAAGACTTGCTGTCAGGAACTAGATCAACTGACCAGTAAGGTCCCTTGTCGTACTTAGGAAGCCCGTTGTGGGGGTGAGCAGCACCGGTCAACCGGGCGTAATATAGCTCACCACGTAGTACTATAAACTTGTCTTTACTCAACTTTAAACAACCTTTCTTTCTCTCTATATCCTATTATATCAACTATTTACGCACTTGTCAACAACTATTTTAACTAGTGGGTTAATGCCCAAGTATCACCTACTTTAGCCTCTGCTTCGATGGGAATTAGGTAGTTAAAGAACTCACCCGCCTTAGCAAAACAAGGAATGGCTAGCTCTATAAACTTCTTGACGTATTCATTCTTAACACGATACTGGTGTTCGTCATGAATGTCGGCAACCTTTTTTACAAACTCTGACAGTCGGTGACGACGGACCTGTTCATCAACAAGTATCATCGCCTTCTTCATCAACCTGCTTTCGTCTCCTTGGAGAAGGTAGGGAATAACCATGTGGGGACTAGGAACAAGGATAGGAGTCCCATCACAAAGACGTATCCTGCCAGTTTCATCCAGTTCACGCTGAAGAGCCTTTATTAGAGTAAAGAAACCAGGGATGCTTTTGACGAGCTTAGCCTTCTTAGCGGCACCTTCTGCAGCCGTCATTACTGTACCGAATTGTAACTGATCGGCAGCAAGTCTCTCGCCACCGCCGCCCATCATCAGGGTGTAATAGAACTTCTTGGCAGCAGCCTTGTTGGCAAGCCCAAGCACATCAATGTTATGCTTGTGGATATCTCCCCTAAGTGAGAGTTCAGTAAACGGAGCAACCGTCTCTGCTCCGACGGTTTTAATGAGGTTGTGGATAAGGCAGCGATTTTGTATTCCAGTTCCGTCAATGCCGACGAGAGACCATCCTTCGCCTCCTGAAGTAAAGAGGTCTCTGGCTTCGTAGGTGTAGTTACCTTCTTCGCCATATTTTATATTCCCTTCTTTGTCAGTCCGGACAGCCGGGATGTTAGCGGAGTTAGGATCGGAGTGTTTATAACGTAATGTAGAAGCAATAAAAAGTCGACCATGTAGGCAGTCCGTCTTGTCGTTATAGGCGGTCAACCATCCGCCTTCTTTGCCGTCTTTCTTGACGTTATAGAGCATGTTAGCTCTGCTGTTGACGACGATCCATTTAGCCAGTTTGACGACTTCTTCTCTACCACTAGTCTCTGCGAAAGCTACGAGACTGTCTTCGTCGACCTTAGGATTGCCGCCACCGCCTTTGTCTGTCTTCTTAGTAAACTGACTTGGCTTCCAGCCTAGCTCAAGAAGCTTCTCAATTCTTTGGCTCGGGCTTCCAAGGTTAAACTCGACGAAATCATACGCTCGATATCTCTGGCCGTCAATCCATTCGAGCTTAGGGTATTGTCCCTTATGTCTGATATAGTTAGCACTGAGGCTACCATCGCGCTTACGACCCTTTGAATATTCTCTAACTGGGAGCAACTGAGGGGGCCAGAGTTTGTAGATGTCATTCTTTAGTTCTTCCTCTCTCTTACGGAGGGTTACATATAGTTCTTCTGCCTTCTTTTTATTGAACGGAAATCCGTTTCGTCTTTGTTTGTTCTGAATCACGTTCCATGCGAGATGCTCTATTTCTGCGCCAGCTTCCGTAAAGGCATACTGCCTCATACGCTCCGTAAGCTTTCTGAAGAGGATTGCCGTAAGCGCCGTATCGTTGGCGCAGTATTCTAACATTTCGGGAGTAAGACATGAAAAATCCTTGTGTTCTGTCTTTGGGTGTCTTAGTCGGATGCCCCAAGCTTCCAAGCTGTGGCCGCCGGAATAGTTGGGATTGTAGAGTTGACTTAGAACAAAAGTGTCAACCACACGAGAAACCGGAATACGGGTTCCAAAATAGCGGTTAAGCATAACAAGATCATAAGCAATAAAATTATGCCCAACAAGGAGATAATCAGGATGTTCTTCAAGAAAGTCTTTAAACGCTTGGGCATCAATGAAACTCCTCTTCTCTCCTGTCACACAGTTTTCGACACAGACACACCAAATCCTAGTGGCTTCATCGAGCAGATTGTCTGCTTCGATGTCACAAGCAAAGTGGCGGTTGGTCGGTGTCAAGTAAATCGGTGAATTCCTTTTTCAATCCATTCAGAACTCTTAAAACGTACGAACAATCTTTGTAATGGAGACTTGTTTTCGGAAAGTGTCTACGACTGGCTAGTATCTTACCTCTAGCTTCGTCGATAACCGCCATTGCTTTAGAATGGGAGGTCGGAGTCATTAATGCTCAATCCTTCTTCGTATTTAGTAATTGCTACTTCGTCTAGTTCCATCATCCTGCCTGTCGCGTCGTCGAAGAACAACCACGCAGCCGGACCCGTTCGACCACAAAACCTATTCTTCTCGACCCATACCTTAGTGACATTTCTACGCCACGCGTCAGGGGACACGAGGTCGCGTTCCAGACGTATAACAATATTCGCCAGTTGCTCGACACCCGCAGTCCCACGAATCTGTCCCTGCCGGTTTTGATGTATGACAGCGATAAGTGTGATGTTGGCTTCCATACAAAGGGTTTTAAGCTTAGTGGAGATTTCATCGAGCTGTTTCCTTTCGTCACCAGACTGGTCAGAAACTACGATACTCAAGTGATCGAGAACTATGTACTTACAACCGAGGGCCGCCATGTGTCGAACTTTAGCGACAATCGCATCGATTTCATTGCTGCCGAAGTGATCGTAAATGACAACTCTCGGCGTATCAATGACCTCGCTGAAAGCCTTTCGCAGTTCGTCTTCGGATGCATTAGTGTCAGGTAAGCCGAAGCGTTTATTCGCATGGATAGACATGAGCCCGAGGGCCAAGTCAGAGTCCAGTTCCTCAAGGTGAAGAAACCCGACCCCGTAGCCCTTTTCACGTACTTCAGGGTTGGTAAGAACTGCATACTCAACCTCCTTCAAGAATGACGTCTTACCGACGCCAGTGGGGGCATTGATGACAACGAATTCAGACAACCGAATTCCGTATGTCATCTGATTGACGCCAGTGAACGGATAGGCGGTCTGGAAGTGAGTAGGACGGTTAATGATCCTGTCCCACATATCAGTTCCAGAGATCAGTCCGTCTGGCTTGAACTTCGGGGCACGATACCATTCGTTGATGAAGACCTTTGGATCGACTTCCTTCTGAAGATAGTCATTCGCGTCTTTGCCGTGCTGAAGCTCAAGAATTCGTACCTTACCCGGAGCAAAGAGTTCCGCAACTTTCTTAGCTGCTTCTTGTCCGGGAAAGAAAACTGTTCCATCTGGCCTCGTCTTTGGTTCATCTTTGTCGAAACAAAGGACTACATGGTCGAATGAGTTAAGGTACTCATAACTCTGTTTACAGTCCTGTACTGCACTACCTGCAGACTTAACAGACACGACAGGATAACGAGAACCCAGAAGCTGCCACGCGGAGGGGGCATCATCTTCGCCTTCGACGACTGTGATTTCTCTTGCGCATCCGGCAGGAAATAAGTGTTGCCCGAATAGCTCGGCTGTATTGATATCATTTTTATCTCCGGCTTCCCAGTAGAAGCCTTTCTCCGTCCTCTTTCTGATCTTATTGGCGACGTGTAGCCCGTTCTTGAAATACGGGTAACGTCTGGCGACGTCGATGGTCTTATCCATACAGACGTCAATGAGGTATTTCTTGATGCTCTCTTCCTTCAAACCCCGCTTAGGAATTCCTCGGAAGACATCGGTGATGGGAGTTAAATTAGTATTTCTCAATCCTTGTTCGGACAATTGTGTTTGCCTCTTATTATCAAGTTTTTGGCATACAAAACAAAACGAATGCCCATCATCGTAGACCGCTAGCCCATCCGATGACCCGCATTCGTTACATTTTTCATGACCAATGAACTTAGATGGTTTGGAACCATTCGTATAATTTTGCATTCTCTTCCTTTGTGCTGTCCCTTTTCAGGAGATTGGCACGTAAACTAATCCAATGAACATTTCCTTCTACGTATCCTTTGGCAGGGATTATTCTGTCTAAAGATGCGGTATTGTGTGACTTTCCTCCCCAAACAAGAGGAATTTTGAAAATAGGACAAATCTCTGCTGGCAATTCTTGGATATATTTTAAGGTGATTTCAAAAGGAACGCCAGCCTTTCTTGCATCGATTTTACGCTGATTAAATATCTTCCTAGATCGATAATCTTTAGCGTTTTCTACGGTTTGTTTGGCGTGATACTTTTGATTGTACGCGCGCCAGCGCTCCTTAATGTCCATACATCCTGTGTCAGTGAGGGAGGGTATAATCACCGGGTGGCAATCATTAATGATATTATACCATGGTTGACGGATTTGTCAAGTATTATTTTTAAACCTCTGTACCGCCGTCTCCAAATGGATCGTACATTGTGGGAAATACCTCATCCCACAGAGGGTCTAGGGAGATTTCACCCTCTCCTGCGGCAGGCTTGTCTGTAAACCCGGCGAGAGTGTCTTCTATGACGTCCATACAGGTATCGCATGGCTCATAGGATTTATGGTCAGGGTTATACTTCGGTTCGTTGATAACCCGATCACAGATATCGCAACGCATCTCGATACTCCTTATAGCGCTATGGCGGGCCTTCGTACGCATCCCGCCCGGATTACTAGTTACTAATTTTTATTGAAGGTCGACAGCAGGGCCGTCAGGAAAGAGCTCGAATGAAGCCAGTATATAGGCAGCTTCTTCTCTATGTAGAACTTTGCGACAACTCCCACATATGTAACAGTGGAGCTTTTGAATAGGCGGTTTCTTGGTGTGAGTACATGTCACTTACGGTACTCAGGCAGTGAGTTCTTGGAGAAATACACCAACCGAGCATCTCGATCAGGTCTGCGAGCTAACTGACGATCTCTTCGCTCAAGCATCTTGAACTTATGTAGTGACAGTCTTTCTTCTTTCATAATCAAGTTTCCTTAGGAGTTAAGGTGAGTCGGTAACCTCTTTTGGTCTTGGTTGCCACCCACTTCTGTTTTTGCCACTCTCCTTCGGAGTTTTTATACCAGAGATCGGCATCATCCAAGACAGGACACGAGCTAGTCATACAGTACTCACCTATTTGTGAGCAAAAGGCCATCTCATTTTGGCAAACTGGGCACTTCATATATCACCATGTCGGAGGAGTGTGGACGACGACTTCTTGCTTCTGGCTTCCCTTCGCTTTCTTAGGAACCTTAAGAATCGTCTTAAACGACCAAGGAATGACCTGTTTCCTCATCTTCCCTGTCCTTCTAGGAGAAGCCTTGTGACCCATTACTTCCTCCGTAGTTGACGAATGATCTTAAGCAACTTTTCTTCTGTATCGCGTTCACAAGAATCTCGCATGGACAAAATATCCATAATCAAAGATTCTTCTTCTTTAGTCGGCTCGTTTGGTAGAAGATCGTATTGAATATGGCCATTTCCGGCGAAACGCCCTTGTTCATCGAAGTAATAAATACACTGTGTCGTACCAGCCGGGCTCGGCATCTTTACCACTGCAATTATATTACATATCTTTGAAGAAAGAGTCTGCTGAAAAGCAGCATCGGTGCTGATGATACGGACCTCATGCCCCGACTTATTATAGACTATATCACCGACTTTGTACATCAAATTTTCCTTCCTTGATTGCTCTTTCGAGTCTTTTGAGCTGTCTTCGGAGCTTCTTGTTTAGTTTCCGGGGCATCGATCACGTACACCGGAACTATTTCGACCGGCGATTCGCAAGGCACGATGTATGCCATGTCCGATCTGCACACCCGACAAGGGCAAGACTCGACTTCTGGTTTTAACTGAAACTCCGGCTTCACTAGCCTCGGAGCTAGTAGCTGGTAAAGCATCATAAATCTCCATAGGTTGATATCCGAAGGCCATCCTCAACACGGCCTGAAACTCTGCTCTAGCTGTGTTGGGCAATATATGCATTAATAACCACCTGCGCCGCCTTCACCTGCTCAACAGTGATTACTGGGAGAGAAGGTGTTGGACTAATTGTGTTTGTAACCGGGCTAGCCGCTGCTGGCGCCGGGCTTGCAGGCGTTGCAGCAGGAGTTTCGACTCCGACATCTGGGTGGAGGGACTTGAAGAACTTGGCATAACGCTTCATTGTCTCCGGAGTTCCCATCGGTGCCGTATTGGCTTCGAGGACATAAGCCTCGCCGGTGGAGTTGTTGAAGATGCAATCGAAGGCAGCGAAGGTTAGCTCAGGGAACTTTTCGAACGCCTTCTTGACTACTGCCTTAACTGGATCAGGAATCAGAACCGGCTGTCCATTCGCCGTCCAGACGAGGCCATAGACGTCACCGCCCCAGATACGGGCGTCTGCAGGAATATTCTCCCCGTCAGGAACAGACTTCTTGATCTTCTTCTGGGCGCCGATGACTTCATAGCCAGTGGCTCCTCGACCTACGTGAATGCGATACTCACTTGTTTTGTCAACAAACTGGGTATAAAGCTTAGCCTCGACTAAATCATTCCACGTCTCGGCGATCTTGATGCCTTCTCCGTCCTTGCCTTCCAGCTTAGTGCGACAGAATATCGGAAACTTAAGGGTCGCCGCTGCTTCGAGCTTACTCGTAGCGAACTTAGGAACGCAGCCGGTTCCTTTCAACCGGTCGAAGAAAGTTCCCTTATTCAAAGCCCCCTTTACGTTTTTATTAATCGCGTTATAGCTCGCGGGACAATCTGAAGCTCCCCAGTTGATGACAATCTTGTCTGGTGATGGAGAAAATTGACTGCCTTCTCGCTTAATCAGCTGACAGCTGAGTTCTTCCTTCAGGAGATTGGCTCCCTTAGACCCCATCGAATATGCATAGATATAGAACTTCTTCATCACTCTTTCCTTTCTACAGATCCCAACCGTTATCCGGAGTTGGTGCCGGGTTTACGCTTGTACCAGAGTACATTTGACTCACCTGTTGCCACATTTGCTGTAAGTGAACTGAATCATTATATGGAGGCATCTCCTCTTCATCATATTCGGGTTGCAATGCTACTACAGGTTCTGCATATACTTCAGAAATACCCGCCGCCTGCATCACCTTCTTAATCAACCTATTCTTAGGCATCCCGAACGGGTTATCAGAGACGTCGATTGCCCTGAACTCAGACCAGTCTCGACAATAAGCGATATCCTGAGCCCTGCGTATACCGGCGTAGAGACTGTCAGCAATCTGCTCTCCGGTCATCCCACAACCGTTACGGAGGATGTCTGCCTTGTCTCCTAGTACGGTATTAAAGAAGGCAGTAGGCCCGTCCATTGAGAACAATCCCACTAGCTCTGATGGGTCCTTAAAATCTCCTGAGAACTTATACAGACGCTCGTAGATAGCCACCCAGTCTTGGATGATGTTAGGATTCGACACCCCCCTCAGTGTCCTGATTTCGATGCTACCGAACTTCTGAAGAGCCGAGGCATTAAATCCCGCGTAGTGAAGCCCATCCGGTAGCTCGTATTCACCGTCATACTGGATAAACTTCTTAAGCCAAGTCACAATAGCTTCGGCATCCTTGCCTCGGAGACAGAAGAGATTACCTACACGATGCTCCCCGCAGAACTCCGTCAGAACTTCTTCTAACGCGAAATGCAGAGCCGCAAAGCCAGCCAGCCTGTTGATATGAAACCTCTGGCAGTTTAGGTGGATGTGCACTGAAGTCCTATTGCTGTCATTGAATACGGTTTTAGACGTTTCGAATGCATTCCACAGAGTCTCAAGAGCCTGCGGTACCTCAGAGAACATGACAGGCGCGTCTAGGACATACTCCCCTGTCTCGTCGCCACGGAGACTGTGATCTGCGTGATACTTCCACGGAGGAGGCACAAGCCCGCCATTCAGCCCCGGCAGTCGCTTGCCTTCTACCTCGATTTCAATACCGACTTCACCCTCCCTGAGCTTCTTCTTATCCAGCCCTATCGCCATAGCGAGAGTTAATCCGGGCGTAACCTCTGGACGCTTGATGAATACGTCCGGCTCCTTCTTATTCGTATTCTTATTGGATTTGAGCACTTATCTTCCTTTCACGGCTTCAAAGATACGCAAATCACTTACGGCTTCTCTTGTATACCTATGTTCTCGTCCGATTGTGACTTGTGACAGGTTATTGTTATCAAGCATTCCGACAATCTCGCCCTTATAACTAAGGAAGATCATGTCGATTGGCCCTCTTACGAAGGCGAAGTATCTCGAAAACGCCACGGCTTCGTTGTCGATCTTAGGATCACGGAGCTTCGATAGACAGACGTCAGGATTCGGATAATTCCCTTCGACACAATCTAGAAACTCAGGAGCCCACATATCGAAGGCATAGCCTGCTTGAGATGGACTACGCTTCATAGCTGCAGTGACAGGCGAGACATATACCATCGAGGTAATCAGTCCCTGCTCTGTCTTCCTGTTAGGTTGCCGCTCTAGATACAGGCAACGACAGTCCACACCCCTTCCGTCTTTGTCTCGACTGACTTGGTTCATCATCCCTAACGGAAATGGACGGAAGTTGTTGAAGTGAGGAGAGTCCATCTGCTTCCTGACGATATTCATCGATGGATACTGCGTCATGAACTTGTCCATAGCCCCGGCTAATGACGGGTCACTACGGCCTATGTGGTTGCTAGGGATGTGGGAGCTATGAAGCCCCTCGATAAGGTATTTCTGCCCCAACCGCTTCATATAGATTCTGAACTTACCGTCTTTATGATCCGTGGCGGCAAAGACGAAGTAAGGGCCTTCTTCTCCGGGTCCGTGGTAGTAAATGACGGTGTTAACCAGCCGCATCTGAGCCTCAGCCGGTGTCTCAAAGAAATTAGGATGCTTCACTTTCTCCTCCTCTGGCCTTAGAAGCTAGCGTAAGCTGATTGTTCTACCTGAAGTGGATATCGACAGGCTTTTCTGAACGCCTCGTCCATCTTCCCGGTATTAATGGCCTCACGAAGTTTGTCGTTATACCCCGCCGGGGCTTTCTCGAACAAGCCTCCTTCCGACATCCCTATAATTGCCCGTTGCATCCTGTTCCATACAGTCAGTCGCCGTTCTCTGCTCGTGACCCAGAAGTTGCTGAGCGTCCGGTATTCGACGCCATAGGGCTTAATGCGACAGGCGCCAGCTTGTCCGTACAGCAACCGTCTGGTTGTATCTGGATCGAGCTTAAGACTCCATCCCGCCAACCACCAATCGAGCTGCTTAACTAGGTCGAAGCAGTTCTGTTGATGGAACATATCATCCATAGAGTAGTCGTTACCCCATCCGATGTGGATGTGTCCCGATGCAGTCCGCAGGAATGGGCGATCTGCGCAGTTAGGAGGAGGATTTAAATCTCCGTCCCAAGCATTCCAATCTGGATCGCAACCTAGAATTTTATACTCATCCGGTGCATCTGAGAACGTCTCTTCATCGAATTCGACAGAAGGAATGAAGCGAAGTTCGTAGTCTTTCGGCAAGAATCCCTTCAGAGCCGTGATAACTAGCTCGAAATTCCGATTCCAAGTAGCGAAGTCATGGGCTTTGTCGACGTTAAACTCCGCAGCCATGCCGTCACGCTGAACTGCCCCGCCGGGAACCCTATGAGGTTCTTGCTTTGAACCCGGAATCATAGTCGGAGCCACTGGCTTACCGTTTCCGTCGAACACGAAACATTCCGGATCGGCACCGAACGTAAATCCGTTCCGGGCTTGAATAGCTGGCATTTCTCCATCCTCTGGTATTTGGATTCTTTTACCGAACTTCTTCGCAATCTTAACTCCGTGGGGAGTGTTGACTGCAAATGCTCCCGGCGGGAGGGGAAAATCATCAAAAGTAGGCACTATCTAATCTCCGTCATCATTGCTTTGGTGATAAGAAATCTCGATGGTGGTGCAATATCTGAAAGAATAGAGACTTCATCGTGTCCTGAACAACGAGTACATAACAAGACGTTATCACGAAAGAATACCGTAATTCCTGCCATTCCGTATGGAACCGTCCGACGACACCAGTTGCATACCGGCTCGCCGTTTCTGTGATCGTGACCGACACGAGCGAACTCGAAGTCACTTATGTAGTTGGCGTAAGGGCTTTCGGTGTCGCCGATTAGATGAACTACGCCGGGCTCAACAGAACGCCGGTCCTTGGTCGAAGAGGTCGTTGATTTCGTCGTCTGTCCAGACTTCGTCTTCGCTGCAGCTCTCAGGGCTTCCAATCTCTCCCTCATGACGTTTCCCCCGGAACTCTGACCACATGAGCTCCCATGCTGATGTGAATGGGGAAAAGGGTCATACGGCTCCTTCGCCTTAGGCTCCTTTCCCGCCAACGGAATCGCAGTGAATTTTGGAGGCTCTTTTCCGCCCTTTGCCAGTTTGTCGACGTCAATAGACAACCACATATCAGTAGGTGTCTGTCGGAACTTGAACTTCTTCTCCGGATTGTCCTTACTTGGATGAAGGAAGAACTTATAACTCCCGATTTGGGTATGATTTAGAGCGGCATCGAGCATCCAGAATTCACTAGCCCACCAAAGTTGCTTACAGTCTTCGGTGTAACAGTACCACATCGGACGATGTTCATTTCGGAGGAAGTTTAGAGTATTCGCCTCCGTGTCCCACCACACAAGACTCCAAGCCCCTCGGACGTAATCCTTGCCTCTAGTCAACAACGGAATTACTTCCTTGGCTCCGAACTTAGCGAATGCTGCGAAGAGAGCCTGGGAGTCTACGTCAAACTTCTCACCAAGCTTCCTTTCTAAAATCTCCTTGTCACCATCCGCTAGTGTTCCGTTATGGACACCAGTGATATGGCCGTACTGGAATGGATGGGCGTTAGTTTCCTTTCTGGCATCACCCGATGTCGCTGATCGGTTGTGGCCGATGAATGCCTTACACTGACCGTAGCTAAGGGCGTCGGTGAACCGCTTCATTTCGAATAAAATGAACGGATGCGATGACATCTTAGCGACAGTTACTTCTTTACCGGACTTCCTGACGGCAGCAAGCCCTGTCGAATCTTGTCCCCGCATCGTATCTAGGACGAGGAGTCGTTTGACTGTATTCTCATCGCGGTAGTTTGTGTCTCCCGCCATGCCGATAATTCCACACACTTAAGCCTCCGTTCTATTCGAATAAGCCTGTTCGATGTAAGCCTTCATGTTTGCATCCGATTCTTGATAGATCCCTTCTCTTTCGATGATAAGATCTTTCTTCATTCGATACTTCCCGCCCTCTTCTCTGCCCTGCCATTCGTAGTCAGGAGACATAAGAAAGAGTTCGTTAATCATCTCTAGAACCCAAGTCTGGAACCGATTACAGTTCGCATATTCAGGATGCCCTTGGACGCCAAAACAACCGGTGTCACGGTAGAAGAAGGCTTCTACATCCGGCTTATCCCCGGTTTCCTTCTCTTCGTTATTCTTCCACCTATAAGTCGACTTACGAGTGATTCCTAGGACCCGCATCC